GCTTCTGCCACGCAAAATAAGCATCGGCCGGAACGTCCATAACGTGCTGACCGATGCCGTCTACAGTGCAGTGTTCTAACTGGTCGTTGACCTGTTTGGCTTTGCGAGCTTCGATAGCGGCCATCACCTGCTGTGCGCGCCATCCTGTCTGCAGCTCCTCTTTGACAAGGTGAGCCAGCTCGTCATCCATGTCGCCGACCAGATCGGCGAATATATTGTCTGACATCCTAACTTCTGCCGTCCGACCCGCATACGCAGTGCGGACGGCAGTGTGTTAAGACGCGATCTTAGAGATCGTTTAGGTCGGCAACCGCGAGGTAGATGTGGATCTCACCAGCGGTGACGGTGTTCAGCGCCTTGGCCGAAGTCGCCGTAAAGGCGGCAACAACCGACTGGCTGGCTGCCGTGATGGCAACCGGAGCCGTGACGGTCATCGCCTTGTAGATAACCTCGGTGGCCGCACCGAGCGTTTCGGTGCTGGACATGATGGACGTGGCCGAGGCGGTGTTGCCGAGCGTGTAGGCAACAGCGTCAACCGTGCCATCGCTGGAGACCAGCGGGGTGACGAGCTTGTGCGCGGCGTTGCTGATGACCGAGCCAGCAGGGACCGCCAGCAGACTCAGGGTCTGCGTGTTGGTCGCGCTGGTGAAGTCGCTTGCTACGACGACGGCCTTATGCGTGAAGCCGGTTGCGGCTTTGGTTTCTGCGGGAAGTTCAAACACTTTCATCTGATTAGTTTTTTCTAGTTAGTTGTTAAGAGTTTGAATTAGGCGGTGGCTGCGAACTTGCCCATATTTTTGGGCGACATAACCGCGAGCGACACAATACAATCGACCAAACCTCTCGGTCCACCACCGCTGTCTTGCAGCTCTTGGAAGCGCGGCTTGCGGCCGTAGCGAAGCATGACGCTCTCAGGCGACATGATGTAACCGCGAGCATACTTCTCGGCGTCGGTGGAAGCGTTGGCGGCCAAAAATAGGCTGCTGACGATTTCCAAAGTCGAAAAATCTCCTTCGTAGAACGAGATATTCGAGACGAGACGATCCGAGCTGGCGGCTTGCGCGGTCTGGCGCAGATTGAACACGTTCGAGGTGCTGTTGACCGTGAAGCGCGTGAAGTTAGTGATGGCTTTCTTGAGGGAAGGGCCAGCAACCAAGACCAAGCGATCCTGTGAACCAGTCTGCTCATAGATGCTCTGCAAGACGTTCTGCAGGGCGCTCTCGGTGAGCGAGGCGGTCGCGGTCGTGTTGATCGAAGCGGACGGAGTGCGCTGAGAAACCGGCACAGGCAAATCAGTCTGCGCGCTGGATTTCACCCACTCGCCCAATCCACGAAGTTTATAAGCGACGCTGCCGGAACCTTCGACGGAGTCGTTGTCCGAGCTGATGGTCGCCTCGACATCGCGTTTGACTTCCAAAATTGTCTTGGCGATGGCCTTTGAAAATTCCTTGCGACGGCCAATGGCGGCAACGTCAGCGAGGTTCGCTTGGAAGTCCGACACGCGGGCAGTGCGACGAATTTTTTGGCTACGCGCGCTGAGAAGAACGCGGTTTGCGGCTGCATCCGAGAAGTCGGTCACATCGGACGAATCAACAACGCCGTCTGTGGACGGAGCGTTGTACGAATCGGCCAAGTAACTGTAAACGGCAGGATTGCTGATGTCGGCGCCGACGCGAGCGATGCTCGAAGAAATCGGCGTGTTTTTGTTATCGACGTAGGTAAGAACGTCAAGGATGTCTTCCCTATTTCCAACGGAGGGGAAGAGCTGTCCGGCTGGGGAACTCATTGTAAGTGTTTCTTTCTAGTGTGAGGTTTTGTTAACTAAACAGAGCCTCCGAGACGTAATCGGCAAGGTCATCAACCCTGCCACTCGACATAACTCTGTCTCTTGCCGCTTTAGAAACGGCTCCTTTGGTAGAAGTTTTCGGTGCGCTAATCGGATTCGCTGGGGTAGGTGTCTTTGCGATCTTATTAGACGAGACTTTCTTTGACGCGGCGGCTTTAGCGTTGGACGCTGCCTGCTTCGCCATGAGCTGCTGCTCACCGTAGAGCGCCAAGCCGACCCAGTATTCATTTTGCGGGAGCCTCAATAGCTCCGGCGCCTGCTTGATCGTGGCTTGGTACGCTTGGTTGAGCGCGCTGCCTTTCTTGAAGAGGTCGGGGAACAGGTTCTTAGCCGCTTCGACTGCTGGTTGCCTTTGGGCAAGCCATTCGCGTCGAGCGGGAGCATGCACCGTCAAAACGTCGTCTGCACGAATCAGGTAGTTTTTTACCTCATCGGCGTCAACGTAGACCTCGGTGCCGTCCGGTCGTTTGACCGTGGCGCCGTCTGTGTTGCGCAAAGCCCAGCGGCGAACCTCCTGAGCGCTCTTAATTTTCGCATCAAGCGCTTCGGCGGTATCGACATCGGCGAGCGGGTTCTCCGCGCTAGGCTGCAGGATCGGGCGCGAAGCCTCATTGACCTGCGATTCCAGCTCGGCGAGGCGCTTTTGCGCTTCCTCGTATTGCGATTTGACGGAGGCGGCCTCTTCGGCTGCGGCTTTCTTTTGCGCCGTCAGCTTATTGATGCGCTTCTGGACGTTGTCCGGTGATGGCGCTTCGCCTTCCTCGTCTTCGCTGTCCTCGGAATCTTCCGAGTCGCCAGACTCTTCTGTGCTGTCCTCTTCGGAGGTTTCCTCGGTGTTCTCCTCGGTTTCCTCTTCGTTTGTCTCGTCTTGTAAAAGATCTTCGGCTTCGTCAGCCGACTTCACTTCTTCCAGTTTCTGTTCCGGCATGCCGCCAGACAGCTCCTGAATAGCTAGTGAAACTACATCTACATCAGCGTCGTTCGACGCCACTTTCCCTTCCGCCATGGTCTAAACCTCCCAAGATGGTGCCAGAGAGTTCGTCTCTCAGTCCGATCAACACCCAGCGCCATGAAAGCGCACTCCACGTTGATACATCTAGTATTCGGTAATACTGAACGGATGTCCAGTAGTATTTTAAGGCAGGCGCGCGGCCATAGGCGGGAAGGTATCGCTATGTGATACTTCGCTTATGTCGCCGAGCGACATTTCGCGGGTGTGGCGTGGATAGGATCGGCTATAGTTCTGCACAAGTGATTGCACTTTGTGTCACCTTTTGTGCGGTGTTTTTGTGACAAAGCGTAGGATAGCACGCGCCGAGTTATACGTTTTGCAACAATCTGTCAGTTTGTGACAGCTTCACGCTACACTATGCCGGTGTAGTGTTGCGGAATGCTTACACTTGCGGCTGGGAACTAAATCACGCTTGGACTACGGCGCAGAAAGTATGCAGCGGTCGCCGCGGCGACCCTACTGGGGTTAAGCGGCAAGATGCCGCTCCTACTTTATCAGCGTGAACGCCATGGCGCCGCACGCCAGTAACATGGCAACCATGCAAAGCCAAACGATGAGGCTGGCGCGAGACATGTATTGCCAATGTGCCCAAGCGCCCAATCCAAGCACGGCGCAGGTGGTGATGACCACAACAAAAACCGCTCTCATGGGCAAAGAATAACCGCGATCAAAGTTGGCGGCAAGTTGCTACTGAGCCCTTGAGGCTTCGGTGCGGCGTTGCTCCAAGGTGTCCCAGAGTTCCTGCAGCGCGCAGAGCTGACCGGCGGCGTGTGCGAGATATCCGCCCTCCCTCGAGGTCGCCATCGTGCTGCACAGCGTGACGGCGTCGGCGATGCGGTCCTGCAGCTCCGTCATTACGGCCAAGTAGGCATTAGGCGCCTGCTCGCGGCTGAAGGCGAGAGCGCCCTTCGGGTCGTAGTTGTCGGACACGGCATAGCGGTCCACCGGTATGGTTTTGGTTTTTGTGAACATAAGCTATTGGCGGCGGTGGCGGGCCTTGATACCCGCTGTGTCACATATTCTGATGTTATTTTGTGACGCTCCGCTGTCCGGCCGCGTGTCCTTCCACGCCGCACCGCCATGAGTTTAAGTTGTTTGAGTTCGGGGTTTGCGAATGGCGAATGGTTATATCCAGAAGGGATACATGACGTTGTTGGCGGCGACGACATGCGGGCCGCACTCGCGGCAGATGGGGCCGAGCTGTTCGTCCACCCCATGGATGTCCTCGATACGAAGCTGCTTAGAACACACGCCACAGCGCGGCGGCTCTTTGCTGCGTCCGCGCCATGGCCTTGCGCGCGGGGGCGGGGGAACAACACCGGAGATGGCCACTAGTAGCTTCCTCCTCCGCGGGACATTAGCGTCTCGCCGTCCACGTTTCCGGCGCCGGAGAGCGCAATGAATTTCACGCAGTCAACCGGATCTTTCGTCGCGCCCTTCTTGCCGTCCGCTCCGGTATATGTCGCCAGCGCATAGATCGTGTTCTTGCAACGCTCCGAGATATAGAGCTTCGGCTGGTTGAGCGCGCTAATGGGCTGCTCGTTGTTGTAGTGCAGCATGGAGTTGACCATGGCGACACCCTCGTCAATCGAGTCGGCCGGTGCGGCGAGGAAATCCACACCCAGCTCGCCCATCTCATCGATCAGGGTTGTCGGCATCTCGCGCGCGAGCGTCGGCGCGTTGCCAAAGCGACTGTCCATGTATCTCTCGAAGATCTTCTCGCCGTTCTCGACGCGCTTGATCTCCTCGACGTATCGCTCCAAGCCGAAGCCGAAATCGCTCTGCGCCGGTCCCGCCTTTCCGTCCATCTTCTTGCCGTCCGGTAGCGCCCACTCGCCTGCGTAGCCAATTGATGGGATGTAGTCGTCCATGCTTGGCCATTCACGGTAAATTATGCAGCGACCGGCCGAGTCGTGGACGGACCAGAGCTGAAACCAGTTTCTGCCGCTGGCCGGATCGACCCAGTGATACCGCGTGCCCTCCGGCACGTCGCTGTGCCTGATGACGTGAACCTTCTCGTTGAATAGTGGGAAGCGGCCGGAGATGGCCTTGGTGGGCACGCCATAGGCGCGACAAAGTATCCGCTCGCGGGTCTCATTCTGCAGCTCCTTGCGCATGCGAGACCATCCGGCCCATGGATTGGCGCGCGTGTGGAAGTAGAGCACCGGCCGGTTGCGCGTGCTCATCTGCAGGATCGGGACTTTCTCGTATCCGGTAACGATTTGCTCGCCGTCCTTCTCTGCGCGCTTCGGCAGCAACTCGGCGTCGGCGTCCTCGACTGTTTTTGCGCCGTTCAAGTAGGACGCGACGGTCGGACTGTAGCCTTGGACCGGCGTGAACGTGACCGCGAGCTTGCCATTGCGGTCTACGAGACGAAAACGAAGCGTTTCAAGCAAATCCAGACCGACCAGCTCGTCGCACCATGCCATGTCCAGCTCGGCGCCTTCTATGACACTCAAATCCTGTGCGTAATTTTTGAAACAGCAGATACTGCCGTTGGGTGCCACGAATTTTGCCTCACTGAATCCGTTTTTGACCGTGTAGCTGATGTTTGTGACCTGACTTTTGCGCGCATTGCGCCACTCAGGGGGCATAAACTTCCACAGGCGCGGCTGCTGCGACTCAATACTGGTCGCGGATGTCTCGGCGAAGCACCAGACGACGGCTCCGGCCTTGCTGTGCATCAATTTAATAACCTCCTTCGCCGCCCACTCCGTTTTTCCGCTCCTGTTTCCGCCCATGACGAGCAGCTCTCGGTGTTTATCGAGGAGTTCGCTGGCCTTTTTCCACAGCGGCGGCACATAACCAAAGCGGAACGGAT